TCAAAAGCCAGCCACGGTAGGAAGAAGTATCGCGGTCAGGGCAGGTAAGTGGATCAGCACACCCGCGACAACTGGCGCAAGATCAAACAAGCGCTGGAAGAAGCGGAGAAAACTGACTGCTATTTCTATACACGTGCAGTTGCAATCTGCCGTGGACAGAACGATCCATTTGAGGGTCCAGATACAAAACCGAACACCTAGCAACCCCGGTAAACTTTTCGGGATGTTGTTTAACAACTTTTCAATGCTTAAGGCTGCTTCCGCCGTCATTGCCTCTTTGGCCCTGGCTGCGCCTGCTGTTGCTGGTCCCTACGCCAATATCGAAAACAACGCTGGCTGGGCTGGCAGTGATTTTGGCGGTCACACCACCGATTTCCACATTGGCTATGAAGGCGGCAACGACCTTGCTGGTTTCTACATCCAAGCTGGCCCCAGTTACGTCCAGCCCGATAACGCTGATGGCGAAACCATCCTGACCGGCAAAATTGGTGGCTCCGTGGCCGCTACCGACAAGCTTGGCGTGTACGGGGAGTTGTCGATGGCTTCTGGCGACACCAAAAGCTACGGCTCCAAGGTTGGCGTCAAGTACAAGTTCTGATCGTAAACATGGCCCGTTTCGGCGGGTCTTTGATCAATCCATTGTGGTTAGCAACTACCTGTCAGCTTTCTGGCGGGTGGTTGTTTTTCCATGCCTAACCAACCCTGACAATTGGGAGTATTGCTGGCCACCTGACTGGTTAATCCCTTATGTGCAGGATGCCTTCGACTTCCTTACAGTCGAGCCATACGCCAACGAAAAGGCAATCATCAATGCGGTTTTTCATTGACCTGATGGCTGTCACTGGGTTCATGCTTAGTGCATCCATGACCGCTGGGCTGATCATTTCCTACTACCAAATGGACGACATCATGCGCGACACGTTGGAGCGTGTGACTGATGGCATTGGTAACGAGATAGAGAAGAAGCTGCAGGACAAACTCGACAAAGCAATGCCCAAGGTGCCGGGTGGAGCCGCTAGTTCTTCCGTCTTTTAATCTTCCGGGTCCGCTTGATCTGCCACGGATGGAGATAGCGGTGCCGGTTTTCCCTGCGCCGTCTCATCCTGTTCTTATACCGCCAAGCGTTGAACCGAAGCCTCCGCCGGAGCCTCCCAAGGCGGTAGATCCAGGCGCCCGCCAAGCGGTTAAAGGACTTCAAGATCAGGTCAAACAGCTCAATTTAAATATCAAGGCACAACAGCAGTCGATTGACAATCTGCTTAATCCACCGGAAATCGAAAAGGTCGAACCCAAAGTGGCCAAGGTCGCTGTCCCCGGAACCCCGTTGGAATTTGCCTTGCCCAGCGCTGAGGTTCTTACCGTGGCGACGGTGACGGCGGGAGCGGCAGCCGCTGCTTCTGTTGGGGCGACTATGGCTGCTCAAAATCTGACGAAGAGGTTGAAACCTGTTTTTCAGACGGCTTTAAAGAAGGTTGCGAAAGCCCGAGGGGCAGACCTTGAGACGTACGGTAGGCGTCGATTGAGACTACGTCGGAGCAGAGAGAAGCCAACTTAGCTTCGGGGTGAATCATGAATCCCTTTTCGTGCAACTCGGCGCAACGCAATGCACGGACTAGGTGATAGTCAAGCTGATCCTTGTCAATTTCTTGCTGCTCTTTGCGTAATTTGCGGCGCACCATTTCCTTGCACATTTCTGTGATTGAGCCGTCCAGCGGGATATTTATGGACAACTGCGCCCCTAGGTTTTGCATCCGCGTGTAATCCTCACTGGGGATCGGATCTGCGTGTGCTTCTAGGTGGAATGGAGTCACCACAAGCGTGGCGCCATTGCAGCTGTAGCCAGTGCCGAAATGCTGCCTGCTGGGTGCGCCGTTGTTGTTGAACTGCACCGACTGGTTTGTGTTGTTGCTGGTGGCCTGCGCCCGTGGCGCTGAGTTGTTGGTCGTCTCAGCAGCAGCAGGCCCTGCAATCGCTATTGCGAGAAGACACTGAGCGATGTGGTGGTGGAGTCGGTTTCGATGGTGCGATCGATGTCGATTTGCTCGATCAAAGTGTCGGCTGAGCGGGTGGTGACTTCCAAAGTGAACGGATCGCCAGCCGTGTGAACGTCCCATGTTGTGCTGCTGTTTCTGATGTCGGAAGCGCTAGGAGTGACGTTTTCGCCGGAATAAGTTTCTAAAGCGGCGCCGTAAATCTGATGCTGAATTGTTTCGGTAATCGTCTGGGTTGTAGTCGTGGTTGACTGCATCGACCCCGTCGACCACGTAGGTGTGACGGTTTGGGCGGTGGCAGGAGCGGCGGCCAACACAACCGCAAGGGCTAGAAGTCTTTTCATTTTTGTGTGGTGCCTGATTGGACTTTAGGCTCTTCCTTCTTTTTGGCGTTATTACGGCCGACAGTAAGGCCATAGCTAGCAGCCATAGAAGAAAGTAGTGATGCACTGAACGTCACATCAATTGACTGTTTAAACAAGCCCATGTAATTGGCGGTGATAACACCACAGGCCCAGATCATTAGCCCAAGACGAACAAGATGACCCAAAAGACCATGTTTATCGTCATCTTCTTGCGGTGACGTTTGCTGTTGATCTGCCATGATGTCGCTGTTGGGATGCGGCCAATGATGGAGATTTTGGCTGCCGTTACCGGCGCTTCAATAACGGTAGCGGCTGTGGGACTTGGGAACTATGGTCGCCGCGCTACAGAAAGCCGGGACGCTGTAATACGCCTGACCGCAGCAGTTGAAAACGTGGCCACCCGGCTCAATATCTTGCACACCGATATGAAGAGCCGTGACGCTGAAGTGTTTAGTCGCTTACGTGATCTTGAAGCTGCTGTGGCACGGCTGGAAGGCTCTAAAAATCCGCACTAGAGTTGGAGTATCAGCGGATAAATGATGATCGCGCTTGTACGTCCTGTCCTGTTCAGCTTTCTGCAGTCAAAGGCAGTTAAGAAGCTGGTAATCGATTTGCTGCGTGCTTTAGCTACCAAAACCGACAACACCGTCGATGACCGGATGGTTGATTTCATCCAGGCCAACCTGTTCCCAGAACAAAAACCAGTGGCTGATGCTTGATTGGCTTGCTGCTGCAATGGTGAGGCTTGACTCGTTTTTCACGTACTTCACCGGCAATAGCCATCAACTTGCGGCTATCCAACAGCTGCAAGAAGACATGCCGCCTGAGCTGTTAGATCACAATGCAACTTGGGTTGAGTTATGGAAGGCAGGCGGGAAATACACCTACCTGCCCACTCCCTACTACCACCAGCTTGATCTGATTGACGGCATTGACAAGTGCGTCACTGCAGCCGTTGCAATGGTCGCTGGCCATTACGTGCTGGTTACCTCTGGGCAGGAATATGACAAGGTTCGCAGTCGTTTTGGTCCATCGCAGGAATTATGGGTTCACATCAAAGCGCTGGACAGCCTTGGCATGAAAGCCGAGTTTGTTTTTGATGGCACCGCAGATTTAATTGAAGCTGAGATTGACGCCGGTCGCCCTGTTGCTGTCGGGTGGTTGCACAAAGGTGATATCAGCTCTGGTGGCCCTGCAGAAGGTTTTGGCCATTGGTCTGTGATTGTTGGTTACAACGAGCAATACTTCATCGTTAATGACCCACGGGGTCGCTACAACCTCAAAACAGGTGAGCTGGAGACAGAAAGCGGATTCAACGTCAAATACGAACGGCAGGACTTTTTGCACCGCTGGGAGGCGGACGGCCCAGGTACTGGCTGGGCTTTACTCGTAGACGATCTGTCCCTGTAGCCTGGGAAAAGCCTCTCCCTGACTGCATGGTTCTTCCAGATCATGAAATCAAACGACTGTGCGTTGAGCATGCAATGGTCGTTCCGTTCAACCAAGATCTGCTGAACCCTGCGTCAATTGATTTGCTGTTGGGCGATCACCTAATGGTCGAAGACCCAATGAACATTGAGCAGCGTCTGATCAGCATCAAGGGACACAGCCAAGCCGAGCCTTATTGGTTGCGGCCTGGTGAGTTTGCATTGGCTGAGACACAGGAGACTTTTAACCTGCCAGATCACATTTCTGCACAGTTTGTACTGAAAAGCAGCCGAGCCAGAAGTGGTTACAGCCACATGCTTGCTGGGTGGTGCGATCCCGGTTGGCACGGTTCCAAGCTGACCCTGGAGCTGCAGAACGCACGCCGCATGCATGCCCTTCCGTTATATCCAGGTCTAAAAATTGGCCAAATGATATTTTTTGAGATGCAAAGTATGCCGATTATGTCTTACGCCCAGACGGGTCATTACAACAATGACACTCAGGTGTCTGCGACCAAAATAGTCCCTTGAATTGATACAGCCATTCCCAGATAAGTATTTCACGGTGCAATGTGTAAAAATCTTGCTGTCTGTACCAAAGCGTCCATTCTGTTGATCCTTTGGTTCCATTGCACCGCAGGCATGCTGGGACTAGGTTTTCTATCACGGTCTGTCCGCCGCGATGTCTAGGAACAACGTGATCTAACGACTCTGCGTGTTCACCGCAATACGCGCATTTACATTCAAAGGATTCAAAAATTTTTAACCTAAATCGCGTCCTTGTTTCTCTCTTGGTGACCAGACTTGTCTCGTCGATCCAAGACCGCATAAAGACCCCGGTGCTTTTTGGATCTTAAAGACGCAGGGCTAGTAAAGCCAGGAAGAGATTCAGTGACTCCACCACCTTTTTCCGCCGATGCATGCGGCGCTGTATGGGTTTCTTTTGGCGTCAATGGCTGGTACAGAGCTTGGTATATAAAGCAAAACACTGTGTTTTATTTGCCAGACTGTTTTGATTGCGAAAGTGTGGCAATAACTGCTGCCGAGGCTAGTTATGGAATGGCATCCAATCCAGCGCACAACTGAGAGTGAATTCTCAGAAGCTGCGACTGCAAAGATGCTGGAAGGCTGGGTTAAAGAAGGCGACATCAACGCCATCTACAACGCAGCTCTTCTGCTCAATACTTGCCTGCATCAGCAGCGCATGATGACAAAATGGCTTGCCGGTGAAGCTGCACGCAACCTCGGCAAACCTGAGCTTGAGAATGACATCATGCAAGATGCAATCCTCAAGAGTGATCAGAGTTAACGCGAGCAGTCAAATGATCGCAGTAAATCTCAGCCTGCCATAGGTCGTCGGAATAACGACAGTACCCGTTGGCACAACTGCGATAAAGGATGTGCGGGCCGTCTTCCAGCACTTCGATTGTTGCCCCACTGGGTTTCGAGATTGTTGATGAAATCTTCCAATTCCGGTAGATGCTCATCAGTCAGCTCCTGCTCCTCTTCATCTTCCTCGTCATCGGGCGTTGCTTCAATCACTTCAAGCAAACGCAAACTCCACACCTTCAGGTCGACTAAACCTTCACGGCAGAACATCAAGTTGTCAGAAGGAGTTTCGCCACCGCGCATGATTTCAGCGATGGCTTCCTCCACCCAATCCTGGTGTGCGTTGCACATCCACAGCAAAAGCCGAACGTGGCCTTCTGTGAATTGCATGTCTGCGTTTGGTGCCATAACGGGAAGCCACCTACCTGAACGGTAGCGAGGTAATCCAAACTGCCTCCTCATGCACCCTTTACATATTTCTGGTAAAGGCCGGTGTAAGTGTGATGGAACGGGTGGTCAGGCTTGTTACGCCCGTCCATGTCGTACAAGGCGTCAAGTAGATAAACGCGGTTTTCCATCGCAAAAGTGTCTTGTGCGCCCGGTTTATGCGGAAGCACGTCAAGGAAAAACGCCACCGACTCTTCAAGGTCGGCAAGGTTGAATTTGATGGTCATGCAGGATCAAGCCTTCGTATTTGGAGCATTGATTTTGCGTCCTTTGCCGACTTCGACAATGACGCATTCCGGGTGGCGGTTTTTGAGAATGCGAATGGCGTCTTGCTTGTTAATAGCGCGGATGCAACCGCGCAAGCTCCGCTCGCCAGCAAGAAGTAGTTCATAGTCAAACATCCGTGCGTTTTTTGCGACGCAGTACGAGATGCCTGGGCCGCGAGTGGGTTCGTTCCAGTCGGGAACAAGTTCAGGAAAGTTGGCCTTACTCATCCTTGGCCTTGAAATACTTGGTCATCAGGGTTTCGTTGCTGGCTGCAAAAAGGTTGGCGATGGCGTCAAGCCGACGGCTGTCTGACTCTGAATAGCCACGCTCTTCAGCAGCACGCAAATTCTTCAACATCAGTTGCAGAGCGTTGATTTGCTGCATTTCTTCCTGCATCGCAGCAACGAATTTGTCCCTGTTCATCAGAACACCGTGTTGGGGATGCTGACGCCTTCGGACTTCTTGGCCCAGACCTTGCCGTTGATGTAACGCATGCCGTTTTTTGACTCTGCGTTCCAACCGGAGACAGGGATCTTGATGACGGTGGTGCCGCCATAACCATCCTCGCCAGGCTGCGAGGTAAGCCATTCAGCCAGTTTCATGGCCTCGCCCAGCTCAATTTCAATTGAACCGGTTTTATCGGGGCCACGCTCCGACTTCTTTTCTTTCACGTCAAACAACGTGAACTTGGCGTCAAACGCCGCTTGAAAGTCACTCATCTTGAGACTCAAGGATTGCGTAGTGGGACTTGATGATTTCGTTGGCTAGGGACGATTCCGTAACCCGGTGCTGGGTGTCGTAGCGCTGAATGATTTCGCGCTGCATGGCCTCGTATGCCCTTGGGTCAAGAAGCACTTGCACCTTGTACTTGTTGCCCGCAGGAATAGCCATCACTGCTTGAGTGTTGGTTTGGCCGACAGCTCGTCGATGCAGGATTGCAGTTGATCAACTGACATCTGCTTGAGTTTGCTGCCATCGGCATCAAGGTTCCATTTTGTCGCCTTGTCTGCGATCCAGCCAATTTGCTGGGTCTTGTCCAGTTTTTGCTGAATCAAGTCCATGCACTTGGCGATAAGGCCATCGGTGTCTACCGTTGTGGGCGCGGAGGAACCTTTGGGCGTTGCAGGACGCCCTTTTTTCTTGTCCGCAGGTTTTGGCGTCTCCTGTTGAAGTTGCACCTCTGGTTGAGGGTCAACCTTTTGCTCAACTGCAGCTGCAACCTCTTCCCTGGCCCACAGCTCATAGCCAAGCGAGAAGAAGGCAGCGGCTGCACTGCAGATGCCACGGCGGTGACTGTCTGCAAGATCGCGTGCGCTGATCTTCTCGTAGGCGATGGCGTCGTTGCGGTTATTCATCACGGCGTACGTCCACACCGGAGTGGTGTAGGTGCCGTTGACAAACTGAATGCAGAGGTAACCGGTGCCGTTGGGTGCCTTGTGGACGAAATCACCGTTTTCGTTGGTGATCAATTCCGGTAGCCAGCCGTTGGCCTTCTCGTTGAGAAGCTGCATGACCTTGGCCCACGGCACGTAATCGGCCGCGTAGGAGCCAGACCCCTTCTGCTTTACGTCAGAAAGGGTGATGACCCCCGCCAGGTTTGGTAGTTCGGGGGTGTTGAGCATCAGTTAGCAGCCGCCTCGATTTCAGTAATGCCTTGCTCAAGGATCTGACGCATGGCAGCAGATGCAGCGATGTTGTGCTGCTTTGCTGCGACTTTGATGCGTGCGTACAGATCAGGATCGATCTGCAACATCACGGTCTTGGTGGTGCTGGCTTTGGAGGTGAGTGAGATAGCCATGGATAGCTATGTAGTACCCCAACACCATAACCGGATAATCCGAGTTGAGTTGAGTCTTAAAAAAATCAGTTGAGACGTGCCGAAAAAGTACCGAAAGTAACTTGACGGCACCAGAAGTCACCCGTAACTTGCGGTCGCTTCAACGCACTTCATGGAACCCGAGGTAACTTCAAGTCCCGACTCGTCAATGGTCATCAAGCTCACTTTGGACGCTTTTACAGCCGAGAAACTATTGGTTACAAAACCCAGAACCCTTCCAGCAGCTACGTTTTGCGCCCTTTTAATCGAGCAAGCGCTTGACAGGCCCACTACGCTGGCGGAGCGAACCGAAGGGAGCGAAGCCTCTACTTCTTCTTTATTAGAAAATACTAATAAAGAAAAACACTTACTAACGGCTGTTAGCGATAAGAAAAAGCGCAAACGGCCTGCTTACAGCGACGAATTCTTAGCTTTCTGGGGTGCGTATCAAAGCACGTCTCACAAGTCCAATTCTCAGAGCAAGAACAAAGCGTTTGAGCAGTGGAAGGTGGCCTTGCAGGAGGAATCGCCGGAGAGGCTTGTGGAAGCCGCCAGAAGGGCCGTTCAGGCCATCAACCACGCCAAGGTCCATGACGAGTGGGTGGCGCACCTCCCAGACGCTTACAGGTGGCTGCGAGACGAGCGTTACTCCGTTTTCCTGGAAAACCACCAGTCCACTGGTCCGCGTGTTATTGACGGCATCACCGTGATCGACTGATGAAGCTGTACCAACCTGATTTCGCTGGTATGACGGTCTGGCAGGTCGCCGACCCCAAAACCAGCAAAGGGGCCTTCACGGCCACCAGAGGCACCGCACCGCCGCCAAATGCTTCCTACGGCCACCCGATCGGCCGATTCGATTCCGACGGCGTCTACTGGACCTTCTGTCCCAACGCTGGCGCTGAAGACCCCAACAGCCCGCAGTCGTCCCGTTACGCCAAGCATCCACACGCCAGTGAGGATCACCGACGGGCAATCAAGGAAAAGGCATGGGGCAACCTTTCGTCCATGGGGTCTTACAAGGAGACTGAGTTTTGATCGTCAAACTCAAGCTCGCTCCTCAGGACTACGAACGAGCCGCTGCGGTTGGCACAAATCGCCGCATGCACGGCAAAGCCAATGACTTGAGAAAGCGCAACAACTATCAAGCCTCAGACGAGCAAAAACTCATCAACGACATTCGTGGTGCTATTGGCGAACTTGTGGTTGCTCAATACCTCAATCTTGAGCATCACGTTTTTGCTATTCCCGAGCGATTAGTTGGCAGCGTTGATCTACCGCCCAACATCGATGTCAAATGCCCATGTGCGCATAATCGAAGGCTGATTATTTTTCTCGACGACGACCCAAACAAGATCTTTGTTTTGGCAACTTGCGTTGAAAAAGATGTCTGGTTGCACGGTTGGACCTACGGCCATCAAGTCATGAAGGATCACTTCATCAAGGATCCAGTTGGCGGCAGACCTGCCTACTTCGTTGATTCACATGCACTGCAACCGATGCAGTTGCTCAAAGACTTTGTTGCTGACCTTGGTTACACAAAATGAAACGACTTCAACGCTTCAGCCCATACGACGCAGCCAAAGTGTTGCGTGACGGCATCGAAAAAGGTTTGTGGACTTTGGAGGATTTGGATAACCCGCCTCCTGGCACCCGCCTTTCATTTGCTGAATACCGCCGTTTCCTTTCTGACCAGCGCTTCGTCGGCCAGGAGCCTGTTTACAAGAACCTTTTGCGGGAATTGGAAGAGAATAAGGAGGATGAATACATTCTGTGAGACTCGTTACTATCACAGAAAGCAATGGCGAACAGGTGCCTTTGCAGCGTCTTCCGCTAATCCAGCGAAATCCAGTAGGGCAGCCGCGCTACTACTGGAACGAGGCTCGTCCTGACCTGAAGTACACCTCGATCACCTCAATCTTATCTGCGACTCAATCTGAGAATACAAAGCACGCTTTGCGCAGGTGGAAGCAAAAGATCATCAACGAAGGTGGTGATCCTGATGAGACTCGTGATCAAGCTGCAAAACGCGGTTCGCAAATTCACGACTGGTTTGAGGCGTTCCTTCATCACAATGCTCCTGAGCCGCCGGAACACATCGCGCCTTGGTGCGAACGCATAGCGGCATCGCCGTTGTGGAAGCACCTGGATCACGTGGTCTGTACAGAACATCAGGTCTGCAGTGATGAAGGTGCTGTGCCATTCGCTGGCACCCTTGACGCCCTGGTAAAGCTCAACGGCGAGTTTGTCCTGATGGACCTAAAGACCAAGGCTGAAAACAAGGCCAAGCCCACCAAGCAGATCAGCGATGAAGCCATGTGCCAGATGCAGGCATACCGGATCTGTCTGGCTGAAAACTACGGGATTCAAGTTGACCGCTTTCTGGCTCTTTACGCCTTCCCTGATCAGCCTGCTGTTCCCGTGGCAGCAGGTGGGCCAGACCTAGAGCGGCATGAGTCGCACTGGACACAACGAATTCAGGCCTTCACCCTTCTCAACCCGTAGGACTGCCGGTAGGATTGGATCACGAGGCACCCAATCGCCGCCTCGCCTCCGCCCATGAAAACTAAAGACTTCTACTTCCACATCTCAAACACTGGGGTGCGTGACTTCGTCACCGCCTACAGCTTTGTCGACGCTAAAGCCCGTGCCTGGCGTCAATACCCAGACGACATGGATCGCATCGTTTGGGAAGACCCTTCAAATCCGGTCCCTGACGAAATCACGCCTGAGCGTGCTGACCAATCAATGCCCCCTAGCGTCTTCTTCTAATGGACACCTACCAAAACACCGCTGAAAACCTGCTGCGCGAACTGGCGCACCTCAAGTCAAAAGAACGTCTCCTGCAAGACGACATCAAGGCCATTCAAACCCTGCTTTCTCATCACGTCGAAAACGGCGATCTTGATCACCTCAAGACGGAAGCAAACAGCACCTATCGGTTCGAGGAAGCCAATTTTGTTTATAGCTCTGGCCGCATTACTTGGAGCTACGACGGTTGTCCAGATGTCCAGGCTGCTGCTGAAAATCTCAAGGAGCTTCAGGAGACTGCGCAAGCTGTTGGCCAAGCCGTTCGCAAACAAGGCAAACCGTTCTGGACGGTCCGCTAATAACTGAACCACAAGTAACCCAACTCAGAAAAAAATGAATTCCTGCAACCTCGTTGGCACTATTGAAGGTGGCATTCAAGTTTTTGGCACTGAAGACAAGCCAGGGGCTTCATTCGGAATGAGCCTGCGCATTCCATCTGGAGCCACCAAAGCACTGATTAAAGTCACTTGCTCTAACAGTGGTGCTGAATTTGCTATCAAGCATTGCCACACTGGTGATTTGATTTCCGTAGTTGGTCTTATTTGGATTGACGAATTTGGTGGCATTTCTGTGCGAGCAACGCGCATTGATGCTTTGAAGTTAGAACCCAGCACTTTTATTAACCTTCGAAAGAAAGAACTTAATAACGCACAAAGAAAACAAAGTCCTGTTTTTGATCGTCCATGACCCACGGAATCGGCCCCGTTGAGCTGTTGGTTTATCACGCAAACAACCGTCTGCGTAAACCCAACCGCCACATCAATCAAACCCAAGCACGCGCCGTCCTTGAAGAACTTGCAAAGCTCCTCGATAAGTCGATGGATGCAAAGAATGACGCTGACATTGATGCTTACAGCATCATCAATTGCATCAGGTTCCTCGCACGCACACCATCTGACTACTTCGAGCTTCAGTCTTAAACAATGCCATCGCCCAAGGTCCACAAAACAAATCGACGCAATTGCAAGATCTGCGGAAAACGTTTCAAAATTGTTCAGGAGCGACACAGAACAAGATATCGCTCAACCTGCTCCACTGCTTGTCAAAACAAACTCATTCGCATCAACTACAGGCCTTGGACACCTGATGAACTTCAGTACCTCCGTGACATTGCTGAAACACTGCCAATCAAGCAGTTGATCACCACATTTAACCGTCACATTGGAATCCTCGGCTTAGAAAAGCGAACTGGGCATTCAATCAGGTCCAAACTCGCAAAGCTTGGCTATTCCCTAGATGTCAAGCATGGTGTGTACACCGCTGGGGTAATTTCCCGAACACTTGGCATCCCCTTTGGCACTGTCACACTCTGGTTTGATTACGGCCTGGAGTTTTACCGCTTAAAAGACACCCCAACGTCTACCAAATACATCACCGCCAAAAGCTTGCGCAACTTTGCTCGCAAACGACCGCAAAGCTTTGGGGGCTGCGATTTTGTCGATCTTTACCTCGTGCTTGAAGACAGGCAACTGACGGAATACATCGTCAAGAATTTTCCAAAGCGTCCAGGTCGCATCGCACCACAAAAAGTGCGCTGCATTGAAACCAACCAAGTTTTTAACTCTTACGTCGAAGCGGGCAAAAAATTCTTCCTAACTGTTAGCTCCATCTACAAATCTGCAACTTTTGGCGAGCCAGCTGCCGGTTACCACTTTGAGAAGATCCAGGATTCGCAGGAGATGTCCCGCGTGCAACCACGTCTCAACCCAAGGGCTAAACAGCAACAATCAGTCTGACGGCACCCGTTACAGACGCTTCCGTTGCAATTCCTGTTCACACGAGTGGACGATTTGGGAATTGAACGAAGACCAAATTGCCTACTTTCGCCTCCTCAAAAAAATCATGCGGCACCAATGCACCAAATGCGAAGGCACCACTTTCTTCGTCAAAGAAACCTTTCCCTACACCCGCCACACCTTGCGACAACTTAAATGCAAGTCCTGCGGAGCCAGCTTCTTTACCCGTGAATACATCATGGAAGAAGCCGAATACTGTTGGCAAATGATCGGCGGTAAGTCGAAGCTGGTACTAAGAAAATGAACCATTGCTACTCCTGGAAAACTGTCGGGATCCCTGCGCCGCAAGGCAGCAAAACCATCGGCCGTTATGGCCAGTTGATTGAAAGCAGCAAAGCATTAAAGCCGTGGCGTCAGCTCATCGTTGACGACGCCAAAACCTTGCCCCTTGAAAAGCCCCTGGACACACCCATTGGCGTCTCGCTGGTGTTCCTGTTTCCCAGGCCGAAGCGACACTTCACGACCAACGGTCAGATCAAAGCCAATGCACCCAAATTCAAGACCACTCGCCCTGATCTTGATAAATGCACCAGAGCTGTCCTGGACGCCCTGACCATTGGCGGCGTGATCAAAGACGACAGCCTTGTGTACAGCATCTCGGTCTACAAGCGCTACTGCGCACGCAACGAAGACCCTGGGGTGCAGATCACGGTCATGGACAGCGAAGACCTGCCGTTCAAGTAGGTGCTATACTCCATTTGCGATTGGGTCGCCCTTGCAGTAGGCATGTGCCTACCGGGGCGATTTTTTTTATGCTGACACCAGGCAGGAGGCAGCATGGAAATCACGATTGAGTTTGATGCAAAGGACATCGTCGGCAAGCTGACCGAGTTTGGAAAGGTGCAGCTCCCTACTGCTGCCAACAACGCTCTGAACCTCACGGCATATCAACTGCAGCAGACGTACCGCCAAGAAGCGCAGAAGGTTTTTAAAAATGTCAGCAAGTACACCTTGAGTGGTTTCCTGTACGAGAAATCGACACCTGACACGCTGGAAGCAAGGGTCTTTATCAACCCGGATCCGCAAAAAGGCAACGCAAGGGCTGCTTACCTTGCGCCTCACATCTATGGCGGTCCTGCTTACAGAACCCGGTTCCAGCAGGCCCTGTCAAACACGCAAGACCCGTCCCGTGCTGCCTTTGGGGGTTCGATACTGGCCCCCAACCGGGTGATGGTTCCAACCCAGTCCCCACGTGGTGTGCGGTTCAACCAGCAGGGCAACATGCGGCCTGGGCAGTACACGCAGATCCTGTCTTACCTGCGCAACACCGATTCCACTGGCACAGCGCAAACCGGCAGGAAGCAGGCCAGGAAGGCAGGCATCAGCTACTTCTACATGAACCAGGCGATGGTGGATGAACGCCGGAACCTGCGCAATCGCAAGCCAGGCATATTTATGCGTCGTGGTGGGCGCCTGCCATTGATGCGCGTGATGAGCGAAGCACCTGTGCCGCAGTTTGGTCCCACTTTCCATTTCCAGGAAATTGGCGAAGCAACGGCAAATTATTTGTTCCCGCAGTTTTTGGCGAAGCAAAAATTTCTGTAAGTTCTTGCGGGCATTCGGTTTATGTCACCCGAAGTTCTTGCGGGGTGTCGGTTTAGGGGGCCAAGTTCTTGCGGGGTATCGGTTATGGGCTGTACCGGAATTAACCTGGTTTGCTATTCTTTTTACACACACGGTTGGCATTAGTAATACCCTCGCAATCGCAATCTGAAGGGTATTTGAATGCATAACTAATCACACATGCAAGCAATTAGAATTGCTTACACATAAATGTGCAGGTAATTACAATTGCACACTAATAAATGTAAACGCAATAACAAATAACGCCTACAAAATGTGCAAAGTATAAAAAATAGGGAATGAGGGGCATCCGGGACGCACCCGGCACCCGCCGCCCAAGCGGCACCCGCACCCTGCCCACGGCCCCCTGTGCCTGTCAGCGGCCCACGCGGCCAAACCGGATCACCCCGCCGCACGCTGTGCCAATAAAAATATTGTCCTAACGGTTGGCACGCCGGTATGGCCACCGGTAATATGGATGCAAGCGCGGCTCCCAATCGCTCCCCGCGCTTCTTCAATCAATGACCCTCTCTCTTCTGTGGTGGGGGCTGCTGCCCCTGCTCCTACTGGTCGCGGTGATCGACCTGCTGACGATGAGTCAGCCCCGCCGCGTCCAACTGCTCCGCCGCTCCGGCATGACCCAGGCCGCCATTGCTGACCGTCTGGGAATCAGCCGCTACCGCGTCCGCCAGGCCCTTGCCTGATCCGTCCACAACGTCCCTTCACAAACTGAAACAATGACCCGATTCATTCCCGCCGCGTTCTTTCTGACCGGCGCCATCGCCTTAGGCCTTGCTGCTGGCCGCCAAGCACAACTGATCAGCGACGCACCCTCGGCACGTGCAAGCTCACCCGCCGCCGCTGCTGGTTTCGTCTTTTTCGCCGGAGCGTCCGCCGCGCTGCTGACCGTCTCCGCCGCGTCCATCACCGATCGCTGGGAGGCCTGATGTCCTACCCGCTGCAGCCCGAACGGTGGCGCGAGCTAGCCGAACATCGGGCCGAATGGCTGGCCGAACGTGGCTTGCCCGAAGACTGGGAACCAGATCCAGAAGACTTGGAGCCGTGGTGGCTCATGCAGGACCTTTAGTTCTTGCGCCCTTTTTTTGCCGCAGTTCTTGCGGCCTTTTTTCTGCCCAATCGCACCCGCAGACAATGCTCCAAACCCTCCGCTTCCATCTCACCCGCTCAAGCTCCAATGCCAAAACGGGGCCGATCCCAGTCAGCACTTCAAGCCGGGCGACCTGTCCCCCTACCTGCCCATTTCTTGAGAATGGTTGTTACGCGCACGCCGGCTACTACACACGGCTGCATTGGGACGCTGTGACCCGTGGCGACCGTGGCATGCCCATGGCCGACTTCTTCCGGGAGGTTTCTCTTCTGCCTGACGGTCAGCTGTGGCGGTCCAACGTTGCCGGTGACCTACCCCACACGATGGGCAAAATCTCCCGCCGCTTCTTGCGCGGTCTGGTGGCCGCAAACCGTGGCCGCCGTGGCTTCACTTACACCCACCACGACCTGACCAAGGGCGAGAATCTGGCCCTGATCCGTCAAGCGAACCGGCAGGGTTTCCGCGTCAACGTGTCGACCGAATCAGAGGCCGCAGCCGATCGCGCCATTGAAGCGGGCCTACCGGCCGTGATGGCATGCCCAAGCACTGAACCGCGCAACAGTTGGCGCACCCCGGCAGGGAATGCCGTGCTGGTTTGTCCGGCTCAGCGGAGCGACTCAAAGCAGTGCGCAAGCTGCCAGTTGTGCCACACGAGAGGCCGCCGCGTGATCATCGCGTTTAAGGCCCACGGGACAGGCAAGAAGAAGGCCGATGCAGCCATTACTGCGGCTCAGTAGCCTGCCCATACCCACACCACCCAAGGGCCGCGTTCTTGCGGCCTTTTTTTGTGGCCGCGTTCTTGCGGCCTTTTTTGCTGGCTAGGCTGCGGGTACGTTCGGCCCTAAGGGGCTGCAGCCGGTCGCTCATGGAACGGGGGGCGACGCTGCCCACGTGACCCATGGCACCCATCAACACCCTGGCCCTTGTGCGCCAACAGCTGATCAAGCAGCAACGGCTCAGTGCTGCGCAACGTATGGCATCAAAGGCCTACAGAGGCGTCCCATACGCTGAGGCCCACCACACGGCCCCACAGGCAGCCGACCTGACCTACCGTGGGCATCACTACCAGAAGCACTGACGAGCGGCCTTCTAGGCGCTTCTAGGCCCCTGCCTCATGGTGGGGGCTTCTTAATGCCCTGGCATGACAGGCCCACGCTGGCCCGCTGCTGCCCACGCTGCCCAGTTGTTATAAATAATAACTAACTAATAATTGTTGTTTGTAATTTGTGTTGCTGTGCAGTTTGTGTAATTGTTAATTGTTATTGCTGTGCAATAAATGTAGTTTGTAATTAATTGCGCTTGCAATTGCAATAGTTAGCAATTGTAATAGCCCAAATGTGTCGGCCAGGGGGTCACTCAGCCGGAAAATGTGGGTCCTTTCCGCGTGGTCGCGTGCGGGTAATTTCGAAC